AAAGGTTGGAATAAATCATCTTATAATAAGCGGCAAGAAGTTTCTGACGCTTTGGATACGTTGATTAATGACACGCCGGCTAAAATTATCGCTTTGTCATACAGTAGTGGTGGGTTTCTAACTCAAGAACAAATCGTTGATACTCTAAAGAAATATGGCAAAGTTTCAATTGAAGAACAGGATTATATTACTTATCGTGCAGGTAAAAACTTAAAAGATAAGGAAGGAAATCTTACTAGAGACTTGAAAATAAAAGAGTTTTTATTTTTATTACAGAAAAAGTGATTTTTCCTTTACATTTAAAAAAACATAAATTATTATGTATATAGGTTGTTCGAAAGTATCAGCCAACTTAACAGATGCTCACGAGAAGCATCAAAGGAACCCTATGAATCTAATTACATTATTCAATCATATGCACCAGGATCCTAACTGGATTCGCAACAATACAACTTTAATGTTAGTTAATGACTTAGTTATTCTCGAAAACGGCGGGCAAGTGCGTCAAGGTGGGATTAATAGTTCTCATGCTAGCGAGCTAGAGAACGACATATTGACACGAGGTCAAAAAGTACCAATTACGGTAGCTAAGAAGCCATTTCCTCCCGAACACGAGCATGCTGGTAAATACGCTGTTTACGAGGGCAATCACAGACTGACTGCGTTTTTATCTTTAAAAGATAGATGTGGCAATGATGATCGGCGTTTTGATGCCATTCAGGTATATCAAGCATCGTTTAAATCCACAGCAGAAAAAGACAATTATCAGCTGAGTTGTAACGAGCACCACCCGTCGAGAAGCTCGACAAATGAAGATTATGCTTTAGTTCTCAGGAAGCGCTTAAAAACTTCCAAAGGAGTTGATGGCATAACTTGGTCTAATTTTTCGGATAAGGAAGAGAATTTCGGTCTTGTTTCGGAGTGGTGTAAGAAAACATGGCGCGCCAACGGAAATCGTATTAAATCCATTATCAAAAAGGCATTGGATGGAAATCCGAGCGCAAAATTGCGCAATTACACCAAAAATTCCATGTTGGAGTATTTTAAGAATAACAACAACATTGGTTGGGCTGGAAAGAAAGCAGGAGAAGAATGCAATAACCACGCTGTATATACAATCAGCGCGTCCACGCACGTCTTCCCTAATCTCACCGGCAATTCTTTCAGGGTCAAGACAGACAATTCTAAGACTCAAACTGTCGCCGTTTGTTGGGACACTAATACACTAGGCAAAACAGCTAAGGGTGTGAAGGATTTTCGCACCACGACTATTTCCAATATTAACAAGGCAAACGCTTCAGCGCTGCTGGATCGCAATGCAACGTTAATCGACAAACTAGTGTTTGCTCCGCAGATGAAAACCGAGAAGAGTCTTATTTGGGCTCAAAAAGATAGCAATGGACAATTTCAAATTGTTTAGTGTTTGAGGTAAGGTAAAAAGGGGAAGGATTAATCCTTCCCCTTTTTTTTAACTATTGTCAAAAGGAAATTGTATAATATGCACTTAAAAGTATATCGGATGCGAGAAGACGCAAAATTACCGCTCCGAGCTTACCATTCAGACGCCGGAATGGATTTGTTTTATTGTCCAAATGGCGAACGTAACTATATCATATCAGAAGAAGGATTAGCGATTGATCCACGTGATTCAAAAGTTATCCCAACAGGCATTAAAGTAGAGGTCCCTTATGGACATATGCTTGAAATTAAAAATAAGTCCGGCATTGCCTCAAAACGTATGCTAATTACTGGTGCGTGTGTTGTAGATCCCGGCTATAATGGCGAACTGTTTGTTAATCTTCATAATATTGGATTAAACACTCAATATATTAAACCAGGAGATAAAATAGCGCAGGCAGTATTAATTCCTATTATACATTGTCGAGTAGAAGAAGTGATAGACGATAATCTCAATGAAGGCACTCTTCGCGGTGAAGGTGGCTTTGGCAGCACAGGAACTAAATAAAGGAGAAACAACATGAGCTTTAAATATATATTAAGACAAGGTGATAAAGGCCAAGAGGTCGCGAGACTTCAAGCAAAAGTAGGCGCCAGAGTAGATGGCGACTACGGCCCCAATACCAAATTTCAGGTAGAGAACTATCAAGAAAAACATCGGGAACTGGAAATAGATGGTATAGCTGGACCACAAACTCTTGGCCTGTTGGGAATTGAAGTGCTCCCCGGTATTGATCTTTCAAGCTGGAACGGCACAATAGACTTTAAAAAGGTTGCTGATGCTGGAGTAAAGTATGCTTGGATTAAAGTGTCCGAAGGCACAACTCATGTTAATCCAAAACACGAAAAGAAATTTGAAGACGCCAGAAAAGAAGATATTATAGTTGGTGCTTATCATTTTGGCCGGCCTGATACTTCTCCGAATGACCCTAATGACTGGGAAAAGGAAGCAGACAACTTTTTAAAGCGACTTGATAAGGTTGGACTAGAGTGCGGAGATCTCATTCCAGTATTAGATGTCGAGAAAGGTATGAAGACTGACGACAACCATAATGTAGAGTGGTGTCTAAAGTGGCTTGATAAGGTAGGGTGCGAAACTAAAACACGCCCTGTTATTTATACAGCTCGTTGGGCTTGGCAGCTTTATATTATGAAGGCCAACGAAGATGAACAAAACAAACTAGCTTCATATCCAGTATGGCTAGCAAGTTATAATGGCGGCATAGAACCAAAGCGCAAAACAGGTCTTTGGGATAAGTGGGATATTTGGCAATGGACTGGTTCAGGTAAAGTTCCAGGCATTAAAGGCAAGTGCGACCAAAACTGGATGGCCGGTGGCCAATTAGAAAAATTGAGGGTTCCGTGAGCTTTAAAAGAAAATTAAGAAGAGCACAAGCAACTAAAGGTAAAAAGAACGCAGAAAAGGCATTAGCAGAAAAAGTGGCCCTTTTTGGTCATTTAGGTGATAAATGCTTGACTTGTGAAAAACCTTTTGATAGACTTAATAGAGAACAGGTTATGACTTGGAATGTAGTCGTGACGCAGAACAAAGAAGCGGTGCGGCTTTATTGCCCAACGTGTTGGAACAAAGCAGTTAAATTGATTAAAGAAACAAAAGAAGAATTATTAAACAAAAAAAAGGAGAAATAATGCAATTCTATCCAAAGTCGCGAAAAGGATTTGTGATTAATTATGATTTGGCTGAGCAGCTAAATTTTTTAGACGAGTATGTTTTGTGGGAAGAAGAGTATAATGAACTTCCGCTTATGGAAGTTATCGAAGAAAAGCTTGGAGTGGAGCCAGCTGGCGTACAACATTTTGAATATGAGCGCGGAGGTTACATTCAAGGACTTCAAGGCTTTGATTATGATACATCTTATATCTTATTTGATCAAGATTCAGAACAAATCTATCCTGAAGAATGGGAAACCTTAATTAACACTCTGGAAGATAATGATGTAAACGTTGTCCATGGCAGTTGGGCAGAGTTGGGGTAAATGTCGGAAGACCAAGTAAATCGTCCAAATCACTACAATATCAACTGGAAAGGCGAACAAGCCATTGAGACGTATACATATATTCGTTCTTGGAAAATGGACTACCCCGAAAGTAACATTATTAAATACGTCACAAGACACCCTTATAAAGGACAGTCTCTCAAAGATTTAAAGAAAGCACGTTGGTACTTAAACAAACTTATTGAAGAGGTGGAAAATGAAACCAAAATTAGTTAGAAATAAAATACCACAGATTATCACAAACGCAGGAAAGAAATGTAAATGGCATTATGCCGACAGTTATCTTTTTAGTCCAGGCAGCAAGTTAGGCAAATATTTATATGATAAAATGCAAGAAGAACTTGATGAGTTTATGGAAGATCCGTGCGTCGAAGAAGCAGCTGATATGTTTGAAGTACTTAATGCTATAATCGAGACTTATGGCGCCGCCCATCAAGCCGAAGAAGGCGGCTATAGCCCTTTCAGTTATCAAGATGTTGTGGATTGCGCTAAAAACAAACGCGAAGAACGCGGAAGTTTTGATGTAGGAATTATTTTAGAAGAGGTTTGTGAATGAAACAAGCTCTAACTTATGACGACGTATTATTAGTGCCGCAATATTCAGATATTAAAAGCAGAAAAGAAGTAAACATTGGTAATGATTTAGATAAGCGTTGGCGTTTAGAAATGCCTATAATCTCTTCGCCAATGGACACTGTAACCGAAAGTGATATGTGCATTGCAATGTACAAAGCCGGTGGCCTAGGTATCATTCATCGCTATAATACAGTAAAAGAGCAATGCGATTTA